CCTGCGACACTTGTAACATTGCTTGAGATACCTGCGACTGTACTTATATCACTTGATATAGCAGCTAGTGTATTCAGATTGGCTGTTGTTGGTCCAAGCTCTAGTGATGTACCATTGCTGTCGTAAGCTATAACCTTACTTGCATTGTTCGAGGCTGTGTCATCGTAAGGGAACTGTAGTGGACCAGAAGTACCTGTGCCTGTAACTGTACGTCTTGTTGATGCTTTGAGTTGTATGGACCTATCCATCATCTCTTTGAGCTGTTGTTGTCTTATGACTACGTTGTCAAACTCTGTCTCTAGTGTTGCTGGTTGATTGACAGAACCTGTAGAAAAGACTGTGGTTCTTGATAGTGGTTGGTCTCCTATGATAGTAATGACATCCCCACTTGTTGGACTATGATCTGTGCCACCACTCCCAGAGGTATCTATGAATGTGATAGAGCCTGTACCATCTGTATTGAGTGTTGTATTGTAGTGTGTGCTTTCTGTCTGTAGTGTGTCGTTTCTAAATACTTGTATCTCACTTGCTGCATTGACTTGGAAGTTAAATGTGTATGGTCCATCTTGCCCAGTTGATGTAGACTGGACTCTTCTCGCTACTTCGTTTATATCAAATGTTGCCATGGCGCTTACCTACCTTTGTATTCCTACTGTGTCTGGGTTTGTAGCGTAGTATCTTTGCGCTAACCTAGGATCATTGTCTAACATTTTTTGTTTTGCTGCCTCTGCGTATTTAGTCCTAACAGCTAACATTTCACGCCTTTGCAGTTGTCTACCTATTGCATTTCCTTGTGTATCATATGCTTGACCTAAATTCAAAAACTCGTCTGTTGATATAACATTTCTTATCTCATTAAAGTAGTCAGATGTGCCATCTCCGTCGCTGTCCTCATTTAGAAATGTAATAAAATCACGTTTTTCATCAGACGTTAACTTAACGCCCATGTATTCTGTAACATCACTTAGTAACAATCCTGAGTTTCTCCAGTAGTTATACACCACGTTTGAATTTTCTTTTGACAACGCTGCTGGAGAATAAGCCTCTGGTCTGCGTTGTTCTTTTCCAAACTCACTTAACTTTGGTCCTACCTCTGGGTTAAAATACACAAGCTCATATGCGTGTTTGTTTAGTATCTTGTAGGCTTTGTATGTGGTGTTACTAGCGTCTCCCATTTGTTCCATCTCTGCCATACTATCATACTTACCCAAAGATAAAAATTTAGCAAACGTATTTTCTTCGTAAAATTGTTCAGAGGTTATATCGTAATCTAACTTAATAAAGTTTTGGTGCATCCTTGCCATGTACTCAGTATAAGCATCATCAAAGTCTCCAGTTAAAATACTTGACACCTCTCCTACGTTTGGAACAAACTTACCACTCCTACCCATTGGTTTAATCATTTGACCACCAACTTCTAGCGCTTTATTTACAAATTTGTCGTAAATAGACGGACCTAATTTGCCAGTTGAGTAGTCTGCTATAGAAAAAAGATCAGATATTTCTGCGCTAGACTCTATGAAAGGTTGCGATCCAAAGTATTTGTAGTTCGCCTCAAGGAGAGACATTGCCATTTCCTCTCCCCTAGACTCATCTCCAGCATCGAGTTGTGATGCTATCTGCCTGTAGTCTGCTGTGATACCCATGATTCTACCAAGGGGTTCTATCTTTGCGTATGAAATACTTGTGTACTGGTTGTCGTCTCCTAAAATAGACATAGAATATGGTAACAATCCTTTTTCTAAAAACACTCTACGATCATCAGGATCAGCAGGTGGTGCGCCAGTAATTACGAATCCCCTTTGCTCTGTTCCGTCTGGATCATAGACGTACATACCTATCGTTGTCATCACACCAGTACCTACTACTAATCTTGATGTAGCCATTTGTCTTGCTAAACGATCTCCTCCCCATAGATCTCTGTGTACACTAGGCATGAGCATAGCTGTTACAGGATTTCTTTTGTTAGTTTCTATCATAATGTTTACTAAAGTTTTATAGAAAGGCATATAAAATTTTACAACAGGTACTTGCGCAAGACTTCCTAGCAACTTAAAGACTCCAAAGTAGGAATCAGGAAGGTCTGCTTGGAAAGTTCTTTCAGCCATCTTTTTCTCAATCAGAGCTTTGTGTTCTTGAGACGGATCTGTAATTAATTTGTATAAAGCATCCTCTGCCAAAGCCTTGTCGCCAGTTTTGTTTAGCTCTTGATTGTACGCTTTTCTTGCTAGACTAGCTAACTCCATATCAAAGACTATACCTTTAGTAAATTCGTCTTGGAATATCATTGAGTTCTTAGGTAAGTTTATAAATGTGCCAAGATAGTCAAGTCCATTAGACAGTCCCCTTCCTACGTCAGTTTCCCTAAAACCATCTCCTAAAAAGGTACTGCCTTGAAAGGCGTTGCCCTCATAGCGAAAATCCATTTTGCCACCATAATTAGAAATGTGCCTACCTGACTTTGCACCCTCTACAGCCTCCCTAAATCCTCTTTTTGTTCCATGACCAATCGCAGTCAGAACATCTAGTACTTCCTCAATAGTTGTGCCATCCACAGCTTTGAAACCAGGTATCTTATTTAAGCCAGATGCTATTCCTAATTCAACAGCATTAGAGAGCAACAATGTTCCATTACCAAGCATATTGATTGCCAAAGTAAAAGGATGAAACAATAATGCGTTTGTATAAATTTCAGCCATAGCATCCCACCAATTTGGACCTTTTGATCTTGATATTCTAGCAGCGTGCTGTATTTGAAATGTAGTAAGTTTATCAACAGAGTTAACAACTGTATCAAAAGTCTCCATGGATATCTCAGCAGTAGTTTGTCCTACAACATTCCCTGATTGATCAATGATATCTGCATCTATTATCTTCTGTATTGACTCCATACCAGTTAACCAATCTTCTTGCGTAAACTCTCCCCTTCCTTGGTTTTTTAAAGTAGCCATATTCTGAGCAGACACCCTTGTACTTGCAGCTCCCTCTGTAACTAGCAACTGTAGGTATTGCCACATCTTCATAAAGTTTTCCCTTGACTCTGGAGTTCCTCCATCTCTTTTAATTCTTTTAGCCTCATTCCTAACAGCATAAGTCATGACTTGCGTCTCAATCAAAGCTCTCATGTAAGCTGGTCTGGATAAAGTTGTTCCTGCTTTTCTGTTGACTAATTCATGATAAAATTCTGCTTGGCTTAATTTTTTAGCAGCCTGTTTCAGTTCTTCCATTGACGTTTTTCCAACAACTTGATCTATGCGTTTAGCAAACATCAAACCTACAGCATCAGAAAATTGACCTGCGTCAAAGTCTAACTCTGCGTCTTTTAGTAATTTTTTCATAGGTCCTTTGTATTGATCAAGTACACCCATATTTAAATCTTTCATTAGACCTTGTAACTGCTCAACATCGGCTTGATCCCACCTTTTAAAAATAGGAGTTCCGTCTGATCCTAAAACGTAAGGCTTGTCCATTTTTCCTTCGGCAAGTATATCAACTATCCTAGCCTCATCTGATCCTTTGCCTGAGACAATTAAAGGTTCCTGTGGTTCAAAAAAATCTACATTACTTGTGTCTATAGCCTCGTCTACTATAGTGCTACCCTTAGTGCCTTTAGTACCTCTGGCAATTTGGTAAGTGCCATCGTCTGCTGTAAAACTATTAACAGCATCATCCGTATACAAAGTTTCTAGTTCTTCTAAAACAGAATCTATCTTTGTGTCTAATTTTTTGTCGCTCATAAGCTACTCTTGGGGTTTGTCCGTTTGCATTGTTCTTAGCTCTATTATCTTTTCCAACAATCTAGCGCCAAGGTCATACGCCCTAGCTCTATCCTCTAAGGTTCTAAAACTATTGGAACCTTGCGAGGAGTTCGGTGATTGCATCTCTTCTGTCCTCAATGGCTTTTTTGTAGTCTCTGACATCTGCTATATCCACTCCTTTCCTTTGTACTATATCACTATCTTTCATTTGGTTAAAGGACCAAATTGCTGCTTGAGTTTCTTTAGGGGTCCATCCTAATTCGTTGGCTGCTTGAGTTACAACTCTTTTACCCTCAGCCATTGTACTAGGTTTGATCTGTGATTTTTCCCCAAACAATATTTGCACCATGTGTCTATCAATAGTTACCACTTCATCTGTACCCTCAAACATTGCCTCTACAAAATCAGGCACCTTGTCCCCAGCAAAGTAAGTTTCTACCCCTAGACTTGTTTTGGTAGGAGGTTGCCCCATCCTCTCTCTTATGCCTTGTTGATCTGCTGTGCTACCAGTCTTACTTGGCATAGAGCCATCTAATCTTTTTAGATTGCCAACAACACCTTTTAGTAGACCCAACTCGTTCTTATCTGCAAACTCTAAGTCTTTGAATGATCCGTTGACTTTAAAATACTCATAAGCCTTCAAGGCTCTGTTGATGTTTTCATCTACTGATGCTTGTTGAGATGTTATACCTATCAACTCTTTAAATAGTTGGTCATCCTCACCAAACAACTCTCCAATAACTTTGTTATGTCTAGTGTACCAAGTCCTAGCATCCTCTGCTTGTCTCGCTCCCTCTATTAGGTCTTTCATGGGGGTGGATAGAGTAACAGGTTCTTTGGTTTTAAAAGGATTGTCTGGGACAGCAAACTGTTCTGGAACCTCTGGGACAGGCACCTCTTCTTCTATTGCAATGTTATCAATCATATCTTGGTTCTTTTTGATTCCTCTGTAGGTTCTAACTATGTGAGTACCCGTCTCAAGAAGAAACTCAAACAAACCTGCAACAGCAAGATCTCCTGGTATAGCTTGTATTTTTTCTTTGAACACAGACTCAGCCTCCCAATCCTCAGCTGGGTTAGCAATAGCGTTTACTATTTCATTTTCAAACAACGCAGAGTTTTCTTCTGAAAGACCAGTCAAGTCAGCAATAAAACCAACAAAATTAGGATCTGTTGGGTTCTGAGCAGACATTGTGGTAAACGCCTCTGCTCCGAATAATTTAGTACCTACCCTAGCCATTTTTTTAGATCTGTCTCCTTTGAATGTGGCATCTAAAAATCTATCAAAACCTTTCATCCTTGTTAGGTTTCCGAAAAGTTTGTAGTATCCTAAACCTGGAACCATGTATTGTGTCATAGTCTCCATCATCATTGGCAAGAACCCTTCTTGCTCAGGAGCGTTTTTAGCTAAGAATTTTTCAAAAGCCATACCCATTTTGTTGACAGATCCTTCATCAATAACACCAAGTAACTCTAAGCCAGATGCAGGTAGACTTGTTACACCAGCAAACAATTTCGCATAGCCTCTAAAGCCACCAATAGCCATAGCATCAAATATGTTTTCCTTACCTTCAAGTTCTGTTTTTAATTCAGATGTTTGGTATGGATCTAGTAAACCAGTCAAAGAAGTTGACTTTATAACAATGTCCCCATTCTGATCTACCATATATTTTTCAGGATCTCTTCTGGCGTGTAGGTATTTAAGGTGCCTTAGCTCCATGTCGGTGTATTTGTTCATTTTGTGTAATACTCCTGTAAATCATCTAGGTACATAAGCAGTTCTAATATGTTAGCTCCGTTCGGTTCAAAGCCTCTTATCTCTTCATACTTATAACGTGTGCCATTCATTCTTTCTACCTGACTCCAGTTCTCTGTTTCTTTCCAGTTAAAAGCACCACCTCTTGCTGTTTTTTCTGCTGTACTCATAGATCCGTAGTCATTGTATTTATCAAGCCAATCTATTAGCATAGAAATGTTTTCAGGTTTGTCTTGCGTATAACTCTTGATATTGGTAAAGGTAGGATCAAAATTATTTCTGAGGTGGTTATTAAAATTTATATTGTTTGTTAATGTACCAACACGACCAACTGATATTCCATTAATCTCTTTGTATATATCCTCTGCTCCTGTTAGTGTAACTAATTGATCTGTATATGTATCTACTATTTCTAAGGCATAGTCTTGTACTTGCTTACCACTTGCGCTCCTATTTTTGTTAATGTAGTCTTGAAGATCAGCCTCTAACAATTTTAATTTTATTTGAGCCTTTTGTTTTTCAACATCAGTTAGGACATTTATGTCATCTGATTCGGATCCGTCAGGCAACAAGCTTGGTAGGAGCAAAGATCGCCTTACAATATTGTACGCCTCTGTTACACCCTGTTTCCGAACTGTATAGAAATAATTTATTAGAGCCTCGTGTTCTGAGTTTTTGCCTATTACAAGGTCTGCCTCATTGATCATGTCCAAAGTAGTTGTTCCAGGAATCATACCTTCATATAAATTTGTATAGGTGTATTCATTTGAAGTGCCAGAACGCTCTTCTAGTCGTGCTTTTTGTGTGTTATAAAACTCTCCGTAAAACTCAGGGTTTTTTCTAGCAAGTTGTTTTATATTATCTATTATACTTTGCGCCCTATTGAAATCTGGACCTTGCATTACATAGCTTTCCATTGACTGATCGTCAGAAAACTCAAAGGTTAAATTAGGATTAAGAGCCTCTGTTAATTCTAGTTGCAACTCTGCTTTTCTATCTGTCGCCTCTTGTTCTCTTAAGTCCCTTTCGTTTTCAAAATCTTTAACAATATTATCTCTATTACTTTTGGACTCTGTAATCACAGCATCTTTGTTATTAATAAAATTAAATAGCCTTGCCTGTTCTGGGTTTAGAAACTTATTTTGTTTTAAGTTTTCATGTTGCTCAACAGCGTTTTGCACAGAGCCTTTTGACTTGTCCCAATATTTTTCTGTCTGTATGTATTCTTCAAAGAATTTATTTTCCGCTGCTAGTTGAGCCTCAGTATCAAAGGCTATAAGCATTTCTTTTAGAGAGCTATCAGGCATACCTGCTAATTGATATTTGTTTATAATAAAGTTTCTGTTAGCCTCTAACTGCATTTCCCAAGTGTACAAAGTATCACCATCTTCCATAACAGAGTCTTGGAGTATATTTTCTTTTAGAGTTCTTAGGATGTTTGTTGCAACAGTTACTGACTCACCTTGAGTTTTTTCTAGTCGTGCCTCAGTTACTTTGTCTGCATAACTTTTGTAAAGAGCTTGTGTTTTTGTTGCCAGAGAAGAATACAAAGCAAGAGCAGACTCTGGATCAGTTCTAGTAAGTGAGTTTGTGTACCCATCTATTGTGCCTTGCAAGACTGCCTCTAGTTCTCTAATCCCCACCTCATCAGGTGTTCCTATTGTTTTTACAGCTTGGCTAAATAAATCTGTTACATCTGCAAATCCATAAGACTCAAGAGTTGTGGTAATCTGATTTATTCTAGCAGCATTTACAGCTCTACTAAAAGCATTTGAGTCATCAGCATCTAGCATCTTATCTTTCTGTAGAGGATCAGCGTTTAAAAAATCTAAAGCGTTAACAGGGTTAGCCAGAGCAAACTCTTGCCCTCGTTTAGTAGCATCATCTAGCACCTTGTCTAAAGCAAACTCTCTTATAGAATTGAGTCTTTGGTCTAACTCGCTGAAGATGTTAGCTTGTTCTCTGTACTGTGGCGCACTAATTGTTGGCACATTGATAGTGCTTAGTCTTTGTTTGTATTGATCTCTATCTCTTGCCATCTAACCGATACCCCTATCTTCCTGATCAAATCCATATGGATCTTTTGTTTTGCTAGGTTCACTAAACCCACCTGCCTCAAAAGTAGAATATAGACTCGTACCAAAACTAGACAGAGCAGTAAGCACTCCCCCTGTAGCAGAGTTATCACCTGCCTGTTTGAAATTATTGTACTGTTGTGCGCTAAGATTATTTAAAATATTTTCATTGAACTTGGCTGTGTTGAGATCTCTAATGCCCTCAGCTAACGATACTGTTTGGTTTAGTAGTACTGATCCAGAACTGCTAAGAACACCACCAGCTGCACCCTTTGCGACTATTGCAGCCGCTGCCCTGTTTGCCTCTTTCAAAGCTCTAACACCCTGTTCTTTAGCCTCTACTTTCTTTGCCTCATACTGCAACTGTGCAATATCGGCTTGTGAATCGTAGTAGGCTTTCATAGCCTGTCCTTGTTGGAAGTTTAGAAAAGCCTGAGTTGCTGACGATGCTACTGATAGTATTGTAAAAAAGTTCTGAAACATTATTGACCTACGCTTACTTTATATTCTACACCTAATAAATTAAAAAACAATGGTTGCGATTGTGAGAAGGTTAGTTGCCCATCTCTGTCATAACCTAACATTGGCTTTCTTCTTTTCTTTCCTGTGAAGAATGACGCTGCCGTAAAAGCAAAGTCTTGACCATCTAAGGTTAGATTCTGAGACAGATATAAATTAACAGTTGCCTCAACAATTCTTTTCTTCTGTGCTACTATATTACCACTTGGTAGTTTTAACTCAACTGGCAATGTTGTTACTGTGGGTGTGTAGTTCATACCTATCTCAACGTACGTTGTTGGTACTGCATCTAATGTTATTGCACCACTTGATACTGTTTTGTTTGTCTGCATAGCATCATCTACAATAACCTTAACTGTCTCACCCTCTAAATGTGTTAAGCCTGATACTGACGTTGAACTAGGTTTAGATGAACCTGATAACAGCACAGCGCTATCCGTTGTGTTATCGTCATTAAAAGCCTCTACATAGTATACGTCTGCTGAGTTGATTGTTCTCTTAACAACAAAGTACATAGTCTCAACATCTACAGCTACATTAATAAACTCACCATCTGTTGACGCTAGTGATGGTGCTGTAATATTTTGATCTTTTAAAATAGAATACGTTGCCATAGTGCCATCTGTGTTTACCACCATAAGCAAGTCCCCATCAGTAGTAGATGTAGCTTTTCGTAGCGCCATGTCTACTGGACTGTTTAGTAAATGTGAGCTTAGTAAAGATATATTATTTGACACATAGTTGAGTTCTACATCACTAAATAAAAACTCACGAATTGCTTTACCTGCTGACTGTATGAAGATAGTGCCACTCTCAACTCCGAGAGGTTTGATACCTTCTTTGGCTCCTCTTCTAGTAGCACCATTGATAACTATGTTACTAGGCGTGATAGGATCAAGTGATGATTGTGGAACAAAGAACTCACCACCCTTAGTAAAGATTTGCAAGTCTCTACCACTAAATAATCCTATGATTGGATTTGCCTGACCTGTATCTAGCGTAGCCTCAATGGCATCATCATCCAAACCTTCACCTGGGTTGAAGTCAAAGAAACGATTTACTCTTGATGCAAACAAAGTGTTAGGTCTGGACTTTGTACCACCAAAGTATAATCTACCCTCATGGAATACAACCGTTCTTGGGAATCCTCTTGTTGCTGACCATGTAACTTCATATCCTGTTTCCAACGCCCAATCACCACTAGCCAAGGCTGATGTGCTAAAGAACGGAATCTCTACTATAGCCTTTACTACTGTGCTAGATGTAAATGATACTATCCTCGCTCTACCCAATCCATCTTCTGCCTCTACATATTGATTGACATTACCTGAGCTAAATACTCCAGAACCTGCTGTAAGAGTAATGTTCCCATCAACAGCAGAAGGGGTAAGGGTTGCAGATGGGTTACTAGCTGAAAGCGTAAAGGCATGGAAAGGCACATGGTCAAAGCTGATTGCTGATATAGTCCATGTGCTGTGTGAGGCACCTCGTACTAGTTTGAATGGTGTCATATCCTCTTGCACTAATATTAAAGTGTCAACAGACTGTGCAAAGTCCATAGTTGTAAGTTGGGCAGAAGTTATAGATGTGGCTAAGTAATCGTTGCCACTACCATTGATATTAGTTACAAGCTCTTTGTCTTTGTAAATATAAACTCTGTTGTGTACAAACAACAACATATAACTTTGTGTAGTAGAAAACTCAAAAGGAACCAAGCGTGTACCATTTGCTGGTGAGCCACCACTATCTATTTGTTTGATAAACTGTAATCCTGGTCTACGTTCTAATCCACCTTGGGGTTGGATCAAAACATTTCTTGCTTTATCTAAAGCGTTGGAGTATTGGTTTATATCAATCCTTGATTTCAACAAAGGATCAACTTCCCCTGTGGAAAAATTAGTTTGTATCGTAACAGCTCTGCTCATCGCATCACCTGATATCTGTCAATGGGAAATCTACTATTGCGTAAGTTGGTCTGCCTCTGCCGTCTATGTTCATTGCTTGTCTTAAATAACCACCTCTACCGTTTTCCCCCACGCCACCTAGAGCTATAGTCCTCCAATAATCTGATTTAGTTGTTTGGTCAGTAACTGGTTCTGCTAAATGCCACGCCATCATATACACAAGAAGTTGTACGAAGTAAGAAGGCATGACACCCTCTGTAATTGCTGATGTTACAAAGTCAATAAAAATTTTTTCTTCGTGAGTAGCTATAGTTGGACCACTAGCTGTAAATAGTATCTCGTAGCTCTGTATTGGTAATATCCTTGTAGAACTAGAATTGTAAACTTGTAAAGGTGTTCCACTTACAGCAGTAGACGGCATATCGTATTGGTAAGACCATTCATTTACTGGTGTGGTTGATGATCGTGATAGTTGTTGTTTGGTAAGTGCAAATGACCAAGGATATAGAGATAAAGTCTGTTTCTGAACAGTCTCATAGATGTTGTTGCATACAGTCGCTGCATCATTTGTTGTGTCTGTAAAAGAAGATATTGTGTCTGCACCTAGAAGATTGAGTGCTTGGTTGCAGATAGTTATGTTTGTATCACCACTTGCCATATTCAGTCCTTGTAGTTAGGGGAGGCTGTTACACCTCCCCATAGTCTTAGTCTGAGTCAGTAGCTGAGATAGCTGTGCCATCCCCAATGTCTACTACACCAGATGCGTTGCTCACAACTGGGTGCAACGAAAATGTTGCTGTCCCACCTGTGTCACCATGGATATAGATTAGGTCTCCGACCTTCAATACGCCTGATGCACTATTGAAGTATCCAGAGGCATCTATAGCTGTCTTAGCATCTGTAGATGTGTAGCTCCACATTTGAGGAGCATTGCCAGCTTTAGCTTGACCACCGATTGGTTGTAGTCCTGTTGAATCAAAAGCCATAATATTCCTCCTATTCTCTACAAGTTACTTCTACGATACCATCGCCATCGATAGACACAGAACCAGCAGAGAACATACTGTTGACCAAGAAAGATGTTTTTTCTGGTACATAGTTGATTTCTGTTTTTTGGTTCATGTTGACTGCCATACCGATTGCAGAACGATGATACGCAAATATTTTCCTGTCGCTTGAGCCATCAATAGCCAGACCACCTTCGTCTCTATCTCCAAGTACATGGAAATTGAAACCTAGGAATGTATTGATTTCTCCAGAAACAAGAGCTTTGATTGATGCAAAATCGCTTGAGATTGCTCTCTCATCACCTAGTAGACCAGATAGTGAGTTAGCGTGAATCACAATATGTCTGTCATCAAACGGAACGTTCTTAGCATCTAGTGCTTTCTTAGCAGCTATTAGCTTACCTACGTTTAGGTTTGACGCAGTTGCTGAACCAGTTGTTACAACAGTATTTGCAACTGTTGATGGTGATGATTCTGCATCTAGTGCATCAATGATTAGTTGGTCCATTCTACGCCCAATAGCTTTTGAAACTACTTGAACAAGTTCTGACCTCTCGTCAAAGTTCACCTTTGCTTGGTGGAATACGTCTGAGTATTCAGCAGCATTGAAGTCGCTCATTGTTGCAGTTACTTGTGAGTAAGTAACATTCAACGGAGTTACATCTGTCTGTGGAATACGAGCAGTCGCACTACCCTTACCAAGTTTTGGGAACTTGTAAGTGTTGCCTTGTACACCTTGTCTTAGCCTTACGCTG